TCTGCATGGGTGTCTACATCTTCAGGATTATTTTTATCAACTGGTAACATTGGTAATGTTCTAATTAAATTAACACAGTTATCAAAAAGAAATAAAGATGGATATCCTGTTTCTTCATCAGGTCTTAATCTTTTATGTAGTTCTAATTTACCTGCCACTCTACTTCTAGGAGTTCTATCAGAGGGTCTCCAACGACATCCTTCTTGTATCATTGTTTCTGCAATACTAGGCCCTATATCTCCTCGTCTTGCCCAAGTAGAACTATCAAGAACTCCGTATCTAATATACTCACCATGTTCTTGTTCTAAAACTTTTCTAGCAAAAATATCTGCTGTTATTTTTTTTGTGTATAATTCTCTATACACAAATATATTATTATCAAAATCTATTGCAAACCATAAACAACAAGCAGGTGAACTATATCCCCAGTCTGCTGCTCTGAATCTCATCCAGTTTCTAGGAATGTCAAAAGGTTTAACAACATGTAATTGTTTATTAAACTCTGGAAAAGATGAATCTTCAAATGCTTCCCAGTTACCATCTAAGAATTGTTTTCTTTGTACTTCTGGTAAAGATGCCAACATTGCGTAGTAGTCATCTGTTTGCATCAAGTAAGGATTGTCTTGAAGTTTAGCAGGAATAAATCTTCTCGATATTTTTTTTACACCATTAGGTGTTTTAATTTCTATATCAAACTTTGTATTCGGTGTAGCAGGGTCAACGAACATTTCTTTAACCCATTGTGAACCTACGTTTCCGGGGTTGCCTGTTGCTCTCATAAACACTGGAATATCAGGGTCTACACTTCGTAAAGAAGACCGAAGAAAATTATAAATATCTTCGGTTGGATATTGAGGCAGTTCATCTATTCCAATCCAAGTATATGATTGTCCTTGGTAACGAAGTACATCAGTTAAGTTCTCAGCATATCCAAACTCTATTCTAGCACCTGAAGGAAACTTCCATTCTTTTTCTTGTTCTCTCCATTTAGCACCAGGGTAAGCTTTTGAATATAATTGTTGAGAATGATTTATCAAGTCTCTTAACTCAGGCATTGTACGTCTAATTAATAATGCTCTGTGTTTTTGTTTGTGACAATATCGTAGTGGGTCTACTAACATTGCATAAGACTTACCACCACCTCTTGCTCCACCATAAAAAACTTCTCTTTCTGGTGCTGCTAAAAATTCTGTTTGTGGTCCTTCGTTTGGTTGAAAGATTACATCTTTATCTTTTAGTGCAGCTTGGATATTAGGAGAAGCTTCCTCAATTTTGTTTTCTTCAATGACTTGCTTCTTGCCATCAAATACTTCGTCAAGTTCTTTGAGTTTGTTTTTAGTTGCCCAAAAGTTTTTTTGTGCTTTTTCCAACTCATGCTTTTTTTCACGAAGCATATCCTGTGCTGACTTTCTAGCCTTCTTCTCTTTAATTGTAAGAGGAGCATTAAGGCTACTTCTTCTTCTTCGACCACTCTTTTTAGGTTTAGGTTCTTCTACCACCCTTTATGTATAACTCTCTTTAAAACTTCTCGTAATCCCATGCCTGTTATATTTCTACCAGTATGATGTGATAACCACTCTGCAGTTTCTTTATAGCTACAGTTATTATCTATAAAACTTTTTGCTTTGTCTATTAGTTCCATGTGTTCAGGTATTTGTATTAATACTTTATCATCCTCTTCTGAAACTTTGTAACCTAAGGGTACGACTCTACCTTTTCTTTCTCTAATAATTTTTTCTTCAGACATTTTCTTTTGGTGGTAAAATAAAAATACCATGTGCAACTTTTGCATTGATATCCACCTTTTCTCTTTTAGATAATCCTACTCTATCTAATATTTGTTTTGCTGCTTCCATTCTAATAGATGCACCTGGAGTAGAACCATCTTCTTGTAAAGCATTTATCATTCCCATACTTGCTCTTGGTGCAAATGCTGCTAATAATTTTTCTGCTCTATCAATTATTTCATCCTTTAATGATTTTAAAGGTTGATGATAATCTGCGTAACCTGCAATCTCTCCTGCAATCTTTGGGTCACCTTGTGCTTCACCAAACAAAGCATCTAAAAAAGTTTGTTGCTTTTCAGTTATATCTAATTCTTTTTTATCGTTATCAGGAACTAACATTTCTTACCTTTTGTAAATGTTTTTCTGTTCTTTCTTTTAACCAATCAGGAGATTTTCTTATACCGACTTCTTCTTCTATTTGTCGTTCTCTCATCCCTTGACGAGCAGCACTTATCATTTGGTCACGGCCTTTATGCTCTGCTCTTTCTATAAAGGAAAGTCTGGGTGCAGTTATCACCATCTCTACATTTTTATTTCTGAGCGGCTTGGTCCTATCCTGTAAGGATAGATACTCATCCCAGACTTCTCCAGTCTTCTTATTTCTATAAGAATATATTGGCACTATTTTATTTTTATTGTTTTAGGTTTTTTTTCTTCTGGTAATTCTTGTTTTAATTTAATTTTTAAAACACCATTTTCCATAGTTGCCTCTGTCGGCTCTGTGTATTCTGCTAATGAAAAAGTTTTAAAAAACTTCTTAGTAGAAATACCTTTATACAGATACTCTTCATTATCAGATTCTATTTCACCTTTGACAGTCATTTTATTTTCTTTAACATTAATGTCAATGTTATCTTTACTAAAACCTGCTAGTGCGAAATCTATCTCCCACTCTCCTTCATTTACTTTTTTAATGTTGTAGTGTGGAAATCCTTTGACATCTGTATTGCTTACAATATCTAATGTATCAAAGAATCTATCAAACCCTACAGTGTAGGGCATATACTTATCTAGTGTAAAAGTCATGTTATACCTCCTTGCTTTAAGCTAGATATATTATCTTACATGTGTAAGATTTGATGACCCAAAAGGCATCATCAAACTTTTTAAACTTTTTTTCTTGCTCTCTTTAAACTTTGCTTTGCTCTTTTTGCGATTGCTGCTTGTTGTGGCTTACCACCAAACTTACTTCTTTGTTCCATGACAGTAAGTATTTGAACTTTCCTAGCATATGGCTTATTAATTTTTTTAACTTTACGAACAGTATTTTTTGCATCCTGCACTGATGCATATTTGATTCCTACTGTATCTCTAGGATTCTCATCTGTGTATAATCTTCTACCAGACCCTTTAGGTTTTTTACCCGTTCCTTTTTTTGGGTCCGCCATTCTTTAATGCTGCCTTTAAAAGTTTTCTTTGTGCGGTGTGGGCCTTAACGGCTTTACCTAATCCTGCGGCTACTTTTTTTACGTTTGCTCTTGCTTTTGGTTTCATTTTATTCTCCTAAAATTTAAGACTGAGTCCTACTTTAATATTATCTTTGTCTGCGGATAATTCTGTTTTTAAATTTTCTGTAAATGTTTTAGATAATTTTAGATTAGCATCTCCATCTTTATTAACTGTAAAAGAACCTTTATATGTTTCACCACCTAATTTTAAACCTATTTTATTAGTGCCTACTAACATATTATCACTAAAAGGTATCTTATTTATTTTAGATTCTATTTTTTCTTTTACAGAACTTATAATGGGTGTATTTAATACTACACTACCTAGTGCAGCAGTAGCTACTTTTTTAGATGTTTTAATAGCTTCTTTTTTTTGGTCTTTTGCTTCTGATATATTTTGAAGCTCTTCTATAATTCTAACACTATTTGAATATTTATTTTCGTTAGTCATTGTTTCTATTCTGTTCTATTAATTCTACAGCCTCTGTATTCTTAATTGCTTTGTATACATTGCCTTTAGGCTGTACCTTTTTTGACATGCTTCTGACTTGATGGTGGGTTTTTCTTAGAACCACTAGGACCTGACCAAAGAACTTTATTAGCCCAGTACGCAGCACTTGTTGGACCTTTTGCAATATTTTTTCCATGCCTTGCTTTAAAAGACTTCCTAGCTGCTGCACTGTAGTTATGGCCCATAGAAGCATCACCGAAGCGAATAAGTCGGGGCTTCCCGTTCTCGAGTATACCGACCTTACCTTTCTTACCACCTTCAGTGGTCCTGACTGCAGTATTAAATCTTTTAAGCCCATGTTTTTTAAGAAAGTTTTTTCTTTTTTCGGTTTCGCTTAGTGCCATTTTTTTTAGCCTTTTTATCTTTTGGTTTTTTTGTTTTAGTTCCGTAAGCCATTATGCTTTTTTCTTTTTTCCTTTCATAGTGGCTCCTGCAATTCTATCTGCTTGAGTAGCTGCAGGATTATTATCTATACCTGCCTTTACAGACAACATACCAAAGTTGGAAGTCCGATTGTTACGATTATCGGACTTACC